CACAAACCCAAACAAAAAACTTAAACTGCCAAATTTTGGCTTTTGATCCGAAGGCAAGGATCAAACGATGGCGAATGCCAACCGAAAACGAGCTCCCGAAGGGAGCGTAGATTTGGGCCTGGCGAATGTCAGGACTTTGTTGTCTCAATCATTTGAGAAAGTCAAGGGGTTGACTGAGGAGGAGTTGGGAGACATTCCATCTCTTTTCACTCTTCAACTGAAGGGTGAATTCTCATCTTCCCTAGGGAATCTAGGTTCTCGGCTGCAACTGTATCTGAGGGCGAAAGGAATCCAAAAGACCACTTTGCGTTTCGATGTGAAGGATACCAGCAAAACTGTCAGGGTTGTACACGTTGCGTGCGCTGACGTTGCTGATGGACATGGTCTGGATAGTATTCGCGGTGAAACCGTTGAATACCAAGAAGATGGTAAACCTGCCAGTGTCGTCATTGAGGGTGTGTCCCACGATGGTGAGTACTTGCAGAGGATTTGTGATGCGTGTAAAAGCGCAGAGCGGATGGCTGAAGAACAGGTGCAGGCCGGCCAGATTCGGTTCGGTAAACTGAAGGCTCATTTTATCGAGGAGGCTGCGTTTCCCTTCATGGGTCTTGTGGATCGTGTTATCCACAGGACGCTGAATGGAATCGGCGCTATCGTCGAGTTCAAAAAGGGTCAAGTTGTTGCTCCTCAAGGGGGGGAACATGTGAAAGAGAAGTCCGCGAAGGAAGTGAGTGTGTGTGAACAGGCCCCAGTTGAGAAAGGGGAGGAAGCTCGCAAGGGTGAAGACCAGGCTGTTGTTGATGTTCAGGCTGGTGTGGAAGTGCAAACTGATGTAGCACCTCCCAAAGTTGAACCCATGTACACCGCTGAGAGTGATGATGCAAGTTTGAAACAAGTTGCGCCTCCAACTGGGGAGGAAGCAAGCAGCGATGAGGATGATGATGTCGTTTTGTTGGACACCACTCTTGCTCTGCCTTTTACGGAGACGGATGACGGAGCTGTGGGGCTCTATGTCCCCAAGCTTTCATTGTCGCTGTCTTCACTTGAAAAGGAAGAAGAAGCATCATCTGATGAGTCTGATTGGAAGTCGGGAGATCCGGGTGATCAATTCGATCATGGAGAAGAAGAGTCTTTGTCTGAGTGGGAGTCGGATGACGCTGATTGGACGGAGGGTCCTGTTCCCACTGAGGAAGAGACTACTGTTCACGCCGTGTTGTGTGAAGTGGGCTTGAAGCCAGTCTCTGCCCCAAAAGATGAGGGTGATGAAGGTGAGGTGCCAGTTGCTGCTCAGGAGGAGCCTAGCGGAAACGCGAAGCTCGAATCTGAGGATGTTGAACAGGTGGACGAGGGAGATGTCGAAGACAAGCCGACTATGCCTACGGGTGAAACGGCTGAAAAAGAAGACACTCCCGCTGATTCCATTTGGGAAGCTTCAGAGGCGAAACCAGAGAAAGCAGCCAAGGTGATGACTGATGGGTCGGAATTGTTTGACGATCCTCCTGTTGTTTCCAATTTACAGAAGATGTTTGGAGGCAAAGTTGCACAAGCACCTCACACTTTAGACTGTTTGCCAAGGCCTACTCCCATGGTTGTTGTTAACCTGGGTTTTAGGGATGCTGGTGAAAGAGGTCCAGTGCCTGTTCGCAGAGTTTCCCCTCCTACGTCATCTGACAAAAGGGGGGAATACCATGGTGTGACCAGGAAATGGACTTTCGGAAGAGAGGGCTTTTCTGTCTCATCTGTCACTCCAAGACAAACAAAGGTTGAGACAGTAGGTCCAGTGGGGAACGACGTCAGTGGAAATGCAGAAAATGGTACGCCGTCTGTTGTTCAGGTCTCCTCTTCTATAGGGGTCTTGAACTTCGCTGTGCGTGCTCATGGGCTGACTGCTGATGAGAAGCCCCTCCCAAAGCGAGAGGTGAAAGAGAAGGACACGAGTGTGAAACCAAAGAGTGTAGAGGCTAAGAGAGTACCTCCAAAGCCTCGTCCAAGGAAGCTTGCCAAGATTGAGCGTGATGCTGCCGGTCATTTGGTGATTGGTAACAAGCAAAGACAGCCTGAGGCTACTCCTAGAGTGCCGTTGAACATGCACGTTGATGACGGTGTGATTCACACGTCTGTTGCTTCTGTGGAGAAGGCTGACTTTGAATATGGTGCTCCAAGTGCGCATCCGCGTCGACCTACCAAGTTCGGAATTCGCCACTGGCATGACAAGAGTGAATGGGAATCCATGCTGGAACCCTCATACTTTTTGTCTCTTGAAAGAGTGGCGGAGCACGTGCCTGGACAGGTTCATGCTACTTCGCGTAAGCAGAAGGTTGTTAAGGCAACTCATTTTGACAAGCTGTTTGGACCAAACCGCCGTGACATTCCTCTTCTTGAGGATGTCAGGTGTAACTCGGAGAGCCTGCGGTGGAAAAAGAAGAGGCTGGTGGGAGAGAAGATAAGAGTTGAGCGGAATGAAGCTCCTCGTCCTTCTGTGAAATTTCTCACGACTGTCTTCTTGGTCTGTTGCATGTTCTGTGCTGGCTCTTACATCTCTCGCGATGAGACAACTACTGTTCCTGGGTCTGACCTCTACGACGTTGTCGGAAGAGGGCTTAAGGATCTTATGGGGGTTTTAACTCCCATTCTCCAGGACTGTAGGATCAATTCTTCTTCTTTCTTCTATAACCACTATCACTTCGAGTATGAGAACACTTGGTTGCTGGGCCTCTTGGTGATACCTTGGCTTAAGGGTTATCTAACATCTTTGGATGTTTGTATGGTTCTGCTTGCCATTGTTACGACGGCCGGAATCCCAGCCCTTGCTCTTCTCGCACTCATCTGTGTTCCTCAAGCTCCGCGACTTGTGTATGATTGTTTATGCAGGGTGGGCGTAAGATGTGACTTGTTGATGGCTGTAACAGACATTCTTATTGTGTGTGCTGACACTTGTCTCATGTCTTTTAGTCTTATGCACTACTTTTGCTTCCCGTTGGCCTTCTTCTCCACTTGTTTTAGGAGAATCACCGGTAGAAATTTATTTTCCAAGATGCGTTCATTCCTGCAGGCAATACTGTATGGAAAGATACAATTGGATAAAGACGGTGAGTTTGCTACTTCAGATGAGGGAGTTGGTCAGCATGGATACTATTCTGCACACGTTACGAGTGAGGTAACTACGTCCGAAGAATATACTCCAAATACTCAGTGTGAAACCGCGGTTACTGACAGACAATTGTTTGTACGTCATAGCGTGTTCGGGGCCATACGACTTAGTATTTTGGGGAGAATCCCAGGACGTGGTTTGGTTTGCCATGGTGTTAGGGCTTCGTCATTGTACACAGCCTCTGGGTCGTTGATTGTCGCTGATAACATCGGTAGGGCAGCTTTGTCTTACGCTGGTGTTGTTACGCCTAACTTCCTTGGTTGCCTGGCATTCTTGTCTTTCTTCTTCTTTTCTATGGAATCTGCTTTTGTCTTGTCTTTTCTCTTCTTTGTTGTAGACAACTTGGTTACTCAGACTAGTGATCTTGTTGTTGTCAATTGGCATGACTCCTATGTTCACAAGTCGGTTGTTCCTGCTGCTTACAAAACTCTTGACCAAACAAGTGAAGATGAGTTTACGGCTAGTAACATACACGTACTTGGAGTGTGGGATCTCTTTGCCTTGACACTCAAGTCTCTCTTTTCTAAGGTTTTTACCAAGGCTGTGTCTATGCGCTTCTATACCTTGAAAGCTGTCTACCCTATTTGTACTTACACTTATTTCTTTGATTTCTTTCTTTTTCTGTTTGTGCTGATAGATCCGAGTGCTGGATACTTACCGATGAACCCTAAAAAGTTCATAAGGGAAAACCAGTACAAGTTGACTGAGGCTGCAAGAAGTTCTAGGTTGATTTGTGCTAAACAAATTCGGTTGTCGAACACGCGGAGGTATATAGCATCTCGTTTTGGTGAGCAGGTTGCTTTGGCACTCGGTTTTTCTGGCGAGACGTCAAAGGTCGCTAGATACGGTTGGGATTTGATCTGGTTGTTGTTGTGCCAAGTAGCCTTGCTGGCGGTGTTTTATTTTCCAGCTGTGGCGCATTTTATGTTTTTGTTTCCATTTTTATTTTATATCATTTTAATTAGGTTGGTTGTGAAACCACTCACTAGGGTAGACTTGGTGATGCGTGTGGTGTCTATCAGTTCACTCCTTCCACTCTGCTATTGGGGTCTGAGGGTACTTGGACTACCTACTAGTAGTTGGATTGGCGGGATTGAGGTCACTGTTGCTTCACTATGCTTGTCTCTTACTTTGGTTCTTCTTTTCATTCATCAATTCTTTGGTGCGATTGCTTTGTACTTCGGTTGGAGAAGTTCTACCCATAAGGCTACTGATTTTGTCAGGAAGTTGCAGTATGTTGTTGACACTTTGCCGCATCATATTCTCCGTAGTCAAGATACTATTGCTGTAAATGCAATGTTTAAGAGAATCGGAGAGTTGCGTGACAGGGTTGTAGCTTCACCTGTAGTTGAAGATGTGTCGGAGCTGGAGGGTCTTGCTAAGTCCGCAGAGGTCCAGGTGAAAGAACTGAACAAGAAGGTGGGAGAATTGTTTGTTTTGTTGCCACATTTTAATGATTTGTTAAGTGATGTTAGGGGGGTTTGCAAAGAGGCCAAATCAAAATTTTCTTCGTCTGACATTTCCTCAAGAATTTTTGGGGGGCTTAGAAAAATTTTCTCCTTCATATTTTGTTTATGCAACAGTTCATATGTTGGCCTCATATTTTTAGTTTTCTATGCTTGCATCATGATGTTTGGTGAGGTAGAGGGGGCTGAAATTGGTTTTGAGTTGGATGTAACGATAGGGTGGGACACTTTCTCCAATCCCCTGAGCTTGCTTTGGTTTTTGACAAAATTGCTTTTGTTAGTTGTGTTTCTTCTTCTGTTTGCTGTTGTGGTTGTTGGTCAATTCATTTTGTCAATAATCAGGATAATTGTGAATAGAGAGGGAATCAGAAGTTTGTTTAGGAGTAATGGGGGTTTAGGTGTTTCTTTCTTTTCTTTTGTGCTGCTCCTTTCATTAGGTGTGGCCTCCGGGTTAAACCATCAGGAACTTTATGCGGGTAATGTCAGAGCAGGAGGGTTCCATCATGCTAGTGCTGCCATGGATGTTGTGGGTGTTTTCTCATATGCTATGCGTGGTGTGTTTGTGTTGTCTCTGGCGGCGCTAGCTTATTATTTTATGTCTGCTTTCTTTTTAGTTAGTGTATTTGTTATACACATGGGAGTAGCAAATTTGTTAGTCAGTTTTATTTTCGGGATTCCACATATTTTTGTGTCTTTGGGATTTAGTCAAGGGTTCTTTTTTATTGGCCTTATTTTTCTCTGGATTTGGCTGTATACTACAGCCAATATCACTCTTTTTTTTCTCAGGAGATGGTTAAACACTTTCCCTACTGAAGTTTTCAGGTTCACTGGTCAAGATATTTCTCAATTTTGGATTAAGAACGCTGTTGTTGCCTGGCTTGCATTCATTACTGGAGACGTTGTTTATGATCCGCGCGGGTTTAAGAAGTTGGCTTATAACGCTGCAGACAACACTGTCACTTTCGGTCGCGACCGTATTAAGGTCGAGTATGAGGTGTGTGTTAGCTGTTGTGTGCCAGGACACTCCGTGTGTATAGATCGTGGTTGTTGCAAAGGTAAAGATGTGGGTTATGGTGCACAAATAGTTGTTGACAATTTGTTTATCAAAAAATTGGGACCTCGATTTTTGGGTGGGGTTAACCCAGAAGATTCACCGGATTTTGTTAGGGCACAGGCTGAAATTAAGGAAAGGGAAAAGCTTCTGGCAAGTATGCTCACCACTGCTCGTCAAAACGAGGAGATAGCTAAAACAGGTGCTTATTTGTTTGAGGTAGGACAGAAACAGTTGAATGAAGAACTTAATGGTGATTTGCATCGCCAAGTCGAAGGTTTGAAACTCAGGGGGAAAGGCATACAGGCGGAAACAGAAATTTTTGCAAATCAGACTCTTTTGGATGCCGCTGCTGATTCTTATGATGCTTTAGACATACGACCAAAGGGTCCACGTAGTTCAACTAAAATTCAAATTACACCGGGTAATTTTGCCTACACTATACTACGTACTAATGTAAATGATTACCCTGGTTTGTCTTTGGCTACTCATAGGGGAAACACATGTTTTGCTGTAGAAAGGGAGAGTTCTGCTCCTGCTTATTTGCCTGTTAATCATGGTATTTCTCAAATGTTGAGTGTTTTAGATGCAACTTTGCTTGCCAGAACTAGTGTAACAATTCTTAGGGCTAATTACAAACAATACACTAGAACTAGTTGTGTAAATTGGGATGTAGAAAGCTTAAGGGGGACTAAATTTGATACTTTTGCTCCATCAGTAGTGGTGGGTTTTACTTGTACTGGAAGGGCTGATTTTGATGTTGAGTGTGCGACCGCAGACTATGAGCAATTGATTAATGGTGTCGAGCGGGTTTCCTTAGGAGAAGGAGATGTTCTTGTGACTTTAGACGGTTTCAATTGGAAAGGGTATGAAGTTGCGTCGGCCGAGGGTGAAGACATAGTAGCCACTGACTCCGACGAGGATGCGGAATACCGAGTCGACGAAGTAGGGGACGATGGACGTGTTACGGACGCTGTTCCGAACATGAAGCCAGTCGCGCCACTTCTAAGTTACGCCGGAGCTCTTGCTAAGAGTGAGGATAACTGTTTAGTTGAAGACGTTGTGCCTGTTAGAACTCTCGTTAACATGAGGGACCTCGCTCGAAAACATAATACTCCGCCTAAGTTTCCTGTAGCTGCTGACGCCCAGCCTAAGTTTCAACCAATGGCCGCCGCTAAGAATTTTCCTAGTTCCGAGTCAGCCTCGACTGGCTCTGCCTCCGGTTCAAGTACTAGTAGTATAAGGAGGGAAATGGAAGAAGAGCGACATCGTCGGGCTAAGCGAAGGGCTTGGTCGTCGGATGCTGCCGATGATTATTATGCTGCTGGAGTCGCTTTTATGGAAGCAACGGAAGACATTGATGTTGATGTTCAGTTTGAAGGTCTGCGACGGAAGTCTGCTAGGAGTGTGACAATGATTGATGAGTGTTTCACGCCCAAAGATGCTGATGGGGTTTATTTAACTTATGGGTTCTGTGGTAAAACGCAGGAATTTAAACTTAGTGAATGTAGACCGGTAAATCTTGCGGGACTAAAAGCTTCGGGATTCGTTTTTGCTGAAAAAGTGTTAAATGGGTTTACTTTCCACAGAGTTAGGGCTGCTGGGGCTGACATGGTTGTAGTTAAAATTGCTGAATATGTTCGTCGTGGTGGTAGTTTTGGGGTTAAATGTGCTTTTGAAAAATTAACTAGACACTATGGGGAACGTTTTAGACGTGAGGCTCAGAAACAGGGAGATGTGGTTAGGGCAGATTTAAATCTTGAACCTATAAAACAGGTAGAGAAGAGTGCAAGTTTTAGTTTTAAACAAGTTTTTGTTTGCTTTTTGATTTGCCTTTTATTTATTTTTCCTTTGTTTGCTCCTGTCTTGGCTTTTAGTGTGAGTGTGCCTGCTTCTGGAGGTGCATCTGAGAGTGAGAGAGGTGTGAAAGTGTGCAAGCATGAAGAAAATGTTGGTTTTTTCCGTACAGACAACACTGAGTATTGCGCTCCTTTCGAACTGGGTGAAAGGCCCCAATATGAGTGTTCCAAGACTCTGAAGAAGTGTATCATGGACAGACCTGTTTTAGTTAGTGGGTTGTCCCGTGAGGAAAAGCTTAGCAGAGCAAAGGAGAGCATTCATGAGTGTGTTGATAAACGCAGTGTTCTGTTGAAGCGTGAGTGTTGTGTTGTTTCTGATGTGGAGGATGCCCAGGTGTCCGCGTGTTTTCATGTGTCTGAAGATGTTAATTTGTTGTCCAATTGTGAGACTGTGTATGTGCAGAATGTTACTGGTATGAATGACTTTTTCAAGTACGAGGAGTTGAGGTTTACGGATGCTATGTCTCTTAATACGGCTGAGGTTCGGGAAGTCTTTGCGGACTACTGCGTCGAACGCCCGCTTGTGGTGGGTGATGTTACAATCGGCGAGTATATATACGCGAGTGACCCGTTCCCTTTGCCTGCTAAGGAGACTGTGTTTGATTTCCTCAGTGACTTGGACGATGGAGAAGTGGAAGAAGAGACTGTGTTTGACTTTTTGAGCGTGAATGTCGAGGACGATGATCAGCCTGAGGGGGAATCTCCTCTTGTTGAGAAGTCTGACAAAGATCGTGTGGTTGTGGAAGACCTTCGAGTTGAGGCATTTCCACCAGCCACTGAAGAGTCTGAGTCTGTGAGTGTTAACGAAGTTGACCACCGAGTTGTTGATTCCCCAGGGACTTTGGATGAATTGAAACATGAGCGTGTGAGTGAAGACGTAGTTGATGTTGCTGATTCCTCTTCTGTTGAAGCTAGTGTAGAAACTGACAGTAGTGCGACGGGTGAGAATGTTGTAGAGTCTTATCCTAATGTTAGTGTGGAAAATGGTTTTTCTGTAGTGCATGAGGAGAGTCCTGTTGTTGTTGACGTTGTGCGAGAGAGTGAGGAGTCAGACGATGTTGATGAAAGTGTGCCAGATATGAAGCTGTATGATGCGTATGTTTCGGCTTTGGGGAAACTTAGAGAAGAGTATACGAACCAGACACATAGATTTTGGCGTATTATTCAGGCTAGTGTAAGAAACTACTTAGTTGATTTGTCTTCCCCTAATTCTGTTAATGTTGTCATTTACACAACTGCAGACATGAGTGAAACTGCTACCTGTTTTTCAAAATCTTTTTTGACTATTGTTAATGAGTTGGTGGGTGAAACTGGGCCTATAGGTGTTTTAAATTTAGACCATGATGTGGGATACGAAAACACTGTTCAGCAATTTGAAGATTTGTTTACTAATTCGTCTGCAGTTGTTTTGGGGATAGAAAATTTGTCTGGTAAGTCTGCTCTGGCTTTGCATGGATTTGTTGAGGACTTTGAACCTAAGCGTGAAAGATTTTTGTCTGTTTACATTGTGACTGTTAGGTCTTCAGTAATTGAGGTAACTACTGCTGAGGAGAAGTTGTCTTCTATTTGGGGTGATTTAGAGGAAGATAAAAGATTTCCCGTGTTGTCTAGATTAGGGGCTAATTCTGTATTCTATCGTCCTGGGAAGAAAAATATTTCTTGTTTACCAAAGGTAGGGTTAGGTACGCACGCAGCTGCTGCTGAGTTGTATCCGAATTTAAATTTGTATGATTTTGGTGAATTGAGGACAGTGGACGATCGTGAAGGTTCTCCTTCTCTAGTCCTATATAAATTTCTCTCAATTATGGCGGAAGAAACTCCTTCATTGCCCAATGATTTCTTTTTTGTTCTTAGAGGGTGTGCTAGTGGGCGTGACCAAGGGTTGGGTCCTTGTCATATTCGTTTTGTTGTGCCTGAAGAATTGTTGGGTGATTCGTTGCCTCTTCTTACTACTACTGCTAATCTTCTCTCTGTCACTGTTTCTTCTAGACAAAACACTGTAGCTAACATTACTGCGAACACGTATGATGCAGTTGTGAAAGATTTCTATTCTTCCCATTATTATGGTGCTAGAATCTTTCCCTTACATGTAGATGTTGCTGTAGAGGATTTGTCTTCTATGTGTGAAGCTACTGGATTGTGTGCAGATGTTGTGTTTGTTTCTGTTGGTGTGAAACCTTTGGGTGAGGGTGTGTTGTCCAGTTCTGTTGAAGTAATTCCAACCATGCGTACGACAGTCATTTTTGACCATCGCTATTTTAGGTTGAATTACAAGGTGGATGCAGAGGTGAGAGATGGTTATTGTAATTTGTACAAGTCTTTTCCTTCTTCTGTTGTTTCTGTAAAAATGCCCTTTTGTGTTCAACCAGAGGTTACTTATAACCCAGAAATTACTTTTAAGGGGGAAGGGTGTGACGAACAGTTTCATCGTTTGAATACTGGGGGTGTTGCCTTTTTTGTTTTGAATGTAAGTAGGGTACGTAACAGTTTGTGTGCTATTAGTCATGTGCAATTGGATTTGTTTGGCGGTAGTCCTACTGGTTTGCGGCCGGGTAAAGAACCTTTTATTAGCGTAGGGGAACATTTTAGAACAATGCCTTTGCGTAGAACTATGCATGTTACTGGGGAAAATTTAACTGATTCTTTTATTATAGAAAATTATAATCTTCTCAGGGATAAGTTTAATGCTAGTGCTGTTTTTTTCAATGGGGCCAATTCCAATCACTGTGCTTTGTCTGCTAGGCCTTTTTGCATTCCGCCGGCATACAATGTAGGGGACGGTAATGTTTTAGGGAAAAATTTGGTGGGAGCTGTTGGAATACAACGAACTACTGCCTATTTCGCAAAGGCCCACTTTGATTTTGATGGGAAGGTGTGGTATACTGCATGTGGCGAAGAAGAACTCGACACAGCCTCGTTTCGACATTCAGTTGAACGTGAATTACCACTGGATGACCTTCTAGTTAGGACAAGAACAGGCTTTTCGCAGCTGGATGTGAATTTAGATGTCTTGTTTCAAAATTCGACTAACTTTACACAAATTATGTCAAAATTAGAGATAAGCGAGGCTACAAGGCACGTGGTACAGTTGGAGATGGCCGCAGTTGAAAAGAAGGTAAAGGCTTCACCTTTGTTTTTTGTTGAGTATAGGGAACATGAACATAGTAGGACTATTGCTAAGGTAGAAATTTTTGGGTTTTCTTTGTTGAAGTTTTTGAACATTGGGTTAAACAAAAAGACTTACGTGTGTGATTTGTGTAATGATGCTTGTGATCAGTATGCTTACTTGGAGGCGACAGTGAATATCATAACTGACATTCGCTGCTTGCATAAAGCAGAAACAGGGGTATTAAATTCTTTGGTCTCTACGGGAAATTCTTTATTTAATGTTGAGAGGGTAGTTTTTATTTTACACAAGAGTACATGTCATGTGTCTGTGTCTGAGGTTTTAGATCTACATGCTGCAAGAACTATGGGAAGTATTTCTTTGCGTTTCTGGCAATCGCTGTTTATGTCAAAAAAGCGAGTCGTTAATTTAGACACAATGAAAGAACCACATATCCACGCTAAAAATTCGTGGAGAGGTAATGTAGTTTTGGATGTTCGTACATTACAAGAGAGTGTTAGTGCTTTTAATTTAGGCCATTATTTTTATCCGCCGCTACAAAAGAGTGCTGCTACTTTGTATGATGAGTGCGAAGCTATGTGTGGTGACTGTGTAGGGTTTATGATTGTGGGTAATGATTGTAAGCTTTTTTTCTCTGAGGGTGTTGGAAATTACTCTGTTGAAGCGATAGCTCACTTTGTGGTTAATCAGACTTTGGGGTTAAATGCAGACAAACCGGGGCTTGTTTATAGTTACTCTATTAGTGGTTCTTTAATCACCTTTTCTATAAATTATCTCACGACGACTGTAAATGTAACACTTACTGTTGTTGATGGTAAGTTTAAATTTATTTCTGGGTTAATGGAATTGAAGGTGGCCTCTTATCTTTGGGAAGGTTTACATCCGCATTATATGGGGTCAATGTTTTCAACTGTTCAGGGACTTTTAGGGAGGACTTCTTGTGACGATGCTATGACTGAAATAGCTCTACCTTATGAAGGAGTTGTTTTGTTGCCGACTGATAGTTTGACTGATTTTACTGTTCTCGATTGTCTGAGTTCTCGTTATTCGTATTCTGTAGTCTCATTCCATTCTTTTGCTTCTATTCTTAGGAAAAGTTCAACTGTAAAGGGTGAAAAGTTGTTGGTTTCTGTAGATATAGGTTCTACTTTCGAGGGGTGGGCACCAAAAGATTGTTATGATTGGTATCCACTGTTAGAACAAGAAGTTGTAAATATACATAGAGTTGCTGACATGTTAAATGCATGTGGAAACTTAGAAAGGCCAGCAACTGTTTTGAGTTATGTATCTGGGTTTTTGAACACTCCGGTATTTCCAGATCAATTTGTAAAGACTGATGTTTTCAAAGAAGTCTTTAAGGGTATGGGATCTATTGTGGGGGAGCGATTTGTGTTGACTGTTACATTGTTCCAGTATTCTAATACTGATAGTGCTGGGCGCATTGCTTATGCTCCAGTGTCAGGCCCCATGTATCAAAATTCTTTTACTTATAGGGGGACATTCTTGGAAGTGGTTAGTACTGCGGAAGCTGATCTCCCTCTTTTTGGAAACGCTTTTTCTGTGGAATTAGGATCAAATGCTGGTCGCTTCAGAAATTATGAATTAGGGCGCCCTAAATTGTTTGGTGGACCTCTACGCTTCGAAGATTATGGGCGTGAGTTGTATCAATTTTTCTTGTTTCCGTGGGGTACTGGTAAAAATGCTTTGGTTATTCCCAATGTTGTCAAATGTGTGCCACGTAATGACATTTCTATTGTCATAGCTGAAACTGATGTCTTTGATTTGAGACCATTTGCTAGTGGGGGCGGACGTTTTGATTTGTTTGTGAATGGGGAAATTGTGGCCGGTTGTAAGGTGGCTGGAACTTTTGATTTTTTGTCTGACAAAATTCAGGTAGTGCAACAGCATGTGTTTGAACATGTTGGTTTAAATTTTGGTGTCTCTACTAGTTCAGCTAATTTTATTTTGTTGGTTCTTATTTTGATTTTCATGCTCATTTACATAAAGATGAAATTTAACAAGGTTAGAGATTTGAGTATTTTTGTTTTGTATGCAACATTTGCTTGTGTGTTGACTCTTTTGTTTTCACTGGTAGATTTTGGGGGGACGTTAGTTATAGTATTCTTTTTGGATATTATTTTTACTTTGCTCATAGTTTTTACTTCACTCAGTGTCGGTGGTGTTGAACACTTTTTTGGCTGCGTGTGGTTGTTGCGTATCATTCTTTTGTATAATGGTCTCTTTGTCTATTTGTTTGTTTTGTTTTTGTTTTTGCGAATGATTTTGTCTACCATTATACGTTTTTCCATTGTGAGAGTTCCTCTGGCCTATTTGTTGAGGTATACGTGGTATTTGTTTTGTATTCCTCCATGGAAATACACTCATCTTGTTTCAGTGGAAGAGGCTTATTTGCACTTGCCACTTATTAGTTTGGATGATAATGCTATGTTGAGTTATGGACATGTTTGTTCTACTTGTATTAACAAGGATGAGAGTACTTTCTTTTGGGCAACTACAACGGGGGGCCGTAAGAATGAAGCAATGCTTGAATCTCAGCGTGGGAAAAGGGTGTTGCAGTCTGATGCAAATTTGTTTTCTGATGTGTTTGGTTCTCTGGTAACTGTGTCGTATGGCTCTAGTACAAGTGTTAACATGAATGGTGTGATTGTTTCTATGTTCACTATTGTTGTTCCACGTCATCTGTTTTTAACGTCTGGCAACACGCAGGCATATGCCGCTATGGAGCGTGACATTGCTGCCTTGGCTAGTAAGGGAGAGCTCTCTATTACTCTCAACAAGAAGACTGTTAAGGTTAGCAATGTAGTGTTTGTTGGTTGTTTGGCGTATATTACGTTTGACTCTCACGTTGGTCGCCCTCTTGGTTATGAAAAAATCTCTTTGGACAGTGCTTTTAAAAACCGCCCTGATGTACAAGTGGGTGCAGCAATTAATTACAGGAGTGGTGTCACACCTGTGGTTATTGGAAATAACGGGACTGTCTATGGAGCTTTAGAGGGTGGCGATTGTGGTACGCCGTTGTTTGTCTATGATGGTCATGGCTGGAGATGGTTGGGTGTACACAACACTGGGATTAATGCCAATGTTGTGGATGGGCAAACGTTTCCGGTCAATGTGTTCTTGGATATAACTACTGGTGTGAGTCAGCATGGAAAGATTGACCAATCGGATGTGAAAATTGGGCCTTTCAGGGTGCCTATTATGGGTGCTATGGTGAAGGCGTTGATGAAAAAGGTTCTACCTGGTGAGTTCTTAAATGATGCCACTAAGATCTTCTTGTGTGATGACACGTCGCTTCTCCTTCAGTACGATGGTCATGTTTTGGCCGAGGAATATAAGAGGGTTAGTGATATGACGTCCATAGGATTGAACTTTTCTACGGCAGTTTTTGAGTCTATTGGTGGAAATGAAGGTATTGTTCTTCACACTTCCGATGGTCCAGTTGTTCTTGATGAAAAAAAAGGTACTACTGCGTTGATACCACTTTTGTTGTGTTGTCTGTGTACTTTGTTGTTTGTTTTCCCTTTGCCGGCTATGTTGACGTGGTTTGTGTTTTTCACTGTTTTTTGTGTTTCTGTTTACCACTGTGTAGGGTTTTACAACACTGTGTTTGTTGTGTCTGGGGAATTGGTGTTTTTCGTTCTTCGTTTGTTTTTCTATCAGTTGTCTTACACGGTAGATAACGACATGTTTGTTCGTGTTGTTTTCATTCTTGTTGTGTGCATGACTTTGTGGGAAATTGTTAGGTACAGGAGTTTTGATTTTATTCTGTTCTTGCTTGTAGCTGGTGTGATGGCTAGTATGTTTTGTCTGTATAGTTTGACGTATGGTTACTATTTGTTTGCAAACTTGTTGATGATGGATCCTTTGAGTTTTGTTCTTTTCTCTAATGCGCATTTTGGGCTTTTTAGTTTTGGGGCAACTGGGTACAGGTTTTTCAATAGGTTGGACATGTTGAAATACTTCTTGTATGACGGAATTTTTGTTATTAGAGTGTACACATTTTTGGCAACGGGAGAATTAAATTATATTCATTACACAGTGTACAATGAAGACGGCACAATTTTTGACATGTTGTCTAAGTGGTTGGGACTTTCTGTGGAACCGGAATATGATCCATCTAATCAGGTTAAAAATGAAAGCGCCACTGTTCCAGGGAAAATTCTAAAAGGTGGGGTTTCTAATTTAGTATATTCCATTTTGGGTGAGTTGGTCGAGCTTGCAGAAGGCGTTGGAAGTCATGTTGACACTGCCATTTTGGTTAGGGCCCAACAAGCCTATAATGATTCCGAAAGAAAAATGGAGGATGCTGTAAATTCCATAATTGAGTTGTCTGGTGCTCTCCACTCTTTGTTGCCGTCTAGTGTTTTGGCTGGGACAGAAGAAAACGTTGTTGCTGCAGTTGGTTTACACTTTGTGCGTGCCAACGAGGGGGAAAGAGAAAGACTTGTGGATGACTATTCTACCAAATTAATTAGGGGAATTTTAAATGCTCGAATTTTTGCTGCTGCTGTTGGAAGTGATAGGAACCCAGACAAGATAACTGGTCAGGTTAGGGAGCTTTTGAACGTTATTAGAACTGATACTAGGGGAATTCAGGAACAAATTAATAGTTATAGTGCTGCTGAATTTAAAAAAGTTTATAACTCAAATTTTACAAATGGTAGTGAAGTGGATTTTGCAAACATGTTGAATGCTGTCCGCCGTTCTGCTAGGGTTAAATATGATGATGTTTTGAAGCGTGTGAAAGATTTTAACAGGGCTCCTCAGCCGACACTTGTGTATGCTTGCTCTCTCATGGATGGTTTGGTTGCAGCTTTGGAACAATTTGCGCCTAATGAAACTCCTAGTAATGAAGCTGAAATTACTGATTTTGTTAAGAAAGTGGGGCAAGTTATTGCTGCTGAAAATTTTGGGGACATTGACTTGAACAGCTTGGGGGAATTGGATCACATAGATTCGGCTATTGCTGCTGTGGATTTGAAGAGTTCCATGACTACTAGTAAGGCTGAAAAAACTAGCTGTAATAGAGTTAGGGGGTCTTTGTTAGAACTGCGTGCAAAGGTCGCAAAGGTTTACAACATTAGGGATCAGGCTGAAAAACAGGCTAAGGCTAAAAGAGATAAAGATATGCAGAAAGCTTATGAACAGGAGAAGGCGGCTGCCAAAGAACATAGAGATGCTGCCCAGAGGAAACAAAGGGTAACTAGGGTTGTTGCTAGGTTGTTTAATACAATTCCAATTTACAAGTCTGCAGGTCTAAATGCTGCACAGTTTTATAGTCTATTGACAGGGCACTTTACTCCAACGGAAAACAAAAAGGTAATTAACACTTTGTTTGGTGATAAATATATTAATGATTTCTGTTTTGATTCTATTTTTAAAAAATATAACACTATTAGTGATTTCAATGAACCTGAGTTTGAGTATAACGCTGACAGTCGGATTCATCTTGTGCAGTGTTACAGTCCTAATGAACAGGGAGATTTTGTTCCCACGCATGTTATGACTGGGTTGGGTTGCCAAGATCTGCCGCCTGGTTTGACGGTTTATGCATTGAAAACTGCTAGTGGGGTAACTTTTGTGGAAGGGATTCTTAAGGCATTTAATGAAAATTCTGAGGGGGTTTTGTATTTTACGCAACAGAAAAATGAGGGTTTCTTTTCTTCTTCTGGTATTCACACTCCTTGTGGTCAGCCATTGACTTGTTGTGGGGAGGGTACTCACGATTTTACTGGAAAATGTGGGGGTCTGTCTGAACGTGAGTTGAAGTTGCATGTACAGGGTTGTGGAAAGTGTGCAGATATTATAAAGAGAGGTAGTCACTTTAATTGTGGTAGATCTTCTATTTGTAGGAAAAAGGATAGTCTTTCTTCTTTGGAACATTCCCATACACTAAATTGTTGTATTTATGCTATGCAAAATTGTAGGGCTTGTCAACTGTGTAATGTTTGTGGTGGGCATCCCAGAGCTGTTGGTGATCAGCAGGCTTGTACGTCCTCTATGTTTCACGGTCGACGGTGTGTCGTTACTGATTGTGAGGGGTGTCCTCTGGATCACGTTCCGAAATACAATAATGAAGCTTTCGTGGGTAACAAGGGATATGCTATTAAAGACAAAATTTCTTTTGAGAAAGTTGACAAAAATCTTAACTGTTACGCTATTATTCACAATGGATCTAAAGTGGGGTATGTAGGAACTAATTATCCGGATAAAAATTTTGTGGAGGTGGCATTACATGCTTACGTCCATTCAACTAAATTACAACAACATCCTAATGTTAAGATTTGGCTTAGTAGGGCTTTTCATGCGCAGAACAAGGTTTGGGCTTCTTTTATTTGCAGAGTGTTTGATCATTATATTGCTAGAGGGAGTGCTATGTTGAGTGTGCAGAATGAGTCGGCTGGTAATGAGTCTTGTCGTGTGAAGTGTATACATAATAATGTTTTGGGTGACTGTTGTCTGAATTTGTTGTGGCAGGGTCACACTGGCCACTTACATGAACATTTCGCGCGAGAGGGGAGTGATGAGTTGTTTTTGGCTTGTGTTGCAGGACTGGATATTAGACATTTGGTGTTTGATAGGAAATGTTATTGTGATACTGTTTTGAAGGCATGTAAGAATTGTGTTATTCGTACCTCTGTAGATAAGCATGTTCGTGCGGTGTATGCACGTCTTTTCCAAGCTTATGAGTCTGGTGCTATTACGAAAGTGGGTAAGTGTGATGAATGTTCTAATCCTACTGTGTTTGATAGATGTTTTGTGTGCGAACACGATAGGTATGCTAGTGAGGGAAAAATAGGGCCTAAGAGACCACGGGCCACAGCGAATCCCTTTGATATAAAGTGACGGTGCGAAAACGAGTTCAGTTGCTCCTCGGTGACTGAAGTGCCTCAGATCCCAACAGCTAAAAACAAGCAAGTGACGAAAGGTTTCGGAAAGTTTGAAACAACTCTCACTGAGGATGAAGTAGCTGGGCTCGTGGCGTGTCAGCTTTTTGATCAGGGAACTTTGTTTGACAGACGGATTAATCCTATGGACATAGCGCTTTTTGAAAAATATTTTCCTTATTTTCCCGACCACCTTCAGACCAAGTATCGACCTGTGGCGGAAAATTTCCAAAAATTAGCAAAGCAAGACATTAGACGTCTCCACTATGTTAACACTAAGGATGCTAGGGGGTTTTTTACAACTCAACACCAGAGTGTAGGTAGGGAGGTAAACAAAGATGGTACAGTTAATTTGCAGAAAACACGTAAAGCTAAATATGAATATTCTATTTATCAAAAATTGCAGGAACTTAATTTGGGGAAATGGCTGTTAGATCACACTTATGAAGATGGAGTCTTGACTAGAAAAGGTGTAACGAGGCTCTCGTTGGCTGATTTACTTAACTGTGCCGATGAAAGTAATTGGAAGGATGTAATAGATTGGATAAACAGTGAGTATAATTTAGGTATCAAAAAGGTGTCTGTTTGTCCTTGGCAAAATGCAACGCTAGATGATGTTATTTTTACTCATTATATGTCTAGACATATAATTCTTATTTGGTTGCGCCTCTCTGCTTTTGCTCATCAGCTTTCTAAATTAGATTGTTCTTTTTACTTGACTCCGGATAATGTAGATTTGTCAGGTAGGTTGTTAGATTTTGAACATTTTAAGTTTCAACGAGAGGGTTCTTACGTGGATGCTATTAACCCTATATTTGTTCACATGCAATCCCTTTGGAGTACTTTTTATTTAAACAAAATTTTTACTTTGTCAGCGCCAGATGCTTTCTTTGATGGGGATTTTTTGACAGCTGATTTTGATGAAATTCAGGTTAAATTGTTTGAGTTTTTTAGGGATCCACATTATCTCAGTGATAGTGATTTGGCTTATGTTAAGTCAAGGATGATGGATGCTGTGAACATGACTAAGGTTCCAATAACTTTAAGTAAAAAGGAATTTTATAGGGTAGGTTTGACTATTACTTTTGCTTTTGGCTGGTTGCGTGACTGTTTGTCTGGAAGTGATTTCTTTTTGCCTGTGTCTGACAATGAGTTTGTGTTGTGTCAGTGTATAAATGATACTTTGTTTGCACAGGCTCCACCGTATCAGCATAGAATTTCAATAGATAAGGTTTTTGGGTTAGAAAAAATGTTAGGTTTTGCTAGAATTAAAAATCTTTGGGAAATAGAGTATGAGGATGACTTAGAGATTCAGAAGAAAATTATCTTGTCGGCTGCATGGAATGGTCGAGAACAGAGTGGTTTGCCTGCTTGTGAGTTTTTGCCTGATTATGTAAATGGGGAAGCTTTGATTTTACATGGGGAAGGTATACCAACACACATTCCATCAGTTATTCGTACACCAGTCATAGGGGAAATGCCTTACAAATCTATTTTGACATGTGAAGATCCAAGTTGTAAGGAAATAAAATATGAGTCAAAAATTTTGTCAATTTTATCTGAGGCACCATTTGTGTTGAATTTTGTTCAATCTAAGGGGACAAGGGTAGAAGTAAAATCTGAGTGGGTAGGTCAGCTTTCAGCTAGGTATCAGCAACCATCTAAGTTGCAACCATATTCAACGTTTATAGACGATATGTTCGTCACATATGCGGAAGAGAAGGGGGTTTTATTAGATCATGATGTTGGGTACTTGGGTTTTAGGGATGATATGGCTTTTATAGTAACACACAGGTTTTTTAGAATGACGGAGTCGATGATGGAAAAAGATCAACTCCTTTTTGACATGCAGGTGTGTGGTGGAAGAACTGATGCTGTTTGGATGTCTGAATTTTTCCTTTTGCGAGATGTAAAGATGAAAGAGTTGGCTGAGGTGTGTGCAAAACATCCTAAGGCTTCCTATGATTTTTATTTGCCATCACAACAGGTGGTGAAGAATCCAAATTCTTCTCCTGGGTTTCCGTTTGTGGGGATAGGAAAGAGTAAAGAAGTTAGGGAAATGATAGGTTTAGATGCTCGAGATAGGTTGTATTTACACACTACACATTCTGCAGCTCAGCAGGTAGTGTTAGTTGGGGGTAAGGTTGCTTTAACTCCAAATAGTAAGGGGCGTACAATAGGTGGTGTTTCTGTGTTGCATGCAGATTGGAGTCGTGCTTTGTTTCAGGGTCAGAAAGTTATTAACATGATACATGGTTGTTCAGAGTCATTAGAGGGGAACATTTTTTACCGTGGGGGATTTGATAAGTTAACAAATTTCTTAAGGGGGATAGATTGTCCGGATGAAAACAAGGTCATGTGTGGTGGTGACTATGAGAAGTATGACAAAAATCTGGCAACGCCGGAATTCATTATTGATGGGCTTGTTGCGTTGGATTGTGTGACTAATATTCCTGAGGGTGTTTCAAAAAGTATGATTTATCGGGGTTTGTTAAATGACATAGCTAACATTACAGCACCTTATTCTGTTATGGGGGGAAATGTGATTCGTAGAACTAACGGTAATACTTCTGGTAATTCTAGAACTAAAACAGTAAATGGGAACATTAATTTGTGTAGGAATTTTGGTGTAGAAGTCCAAGGGCTTTTGTCAGATTTTTACTTAGATGAGGTTGTTAGTGATTTTAGGAATAGATTAGCATTTGAGCTCTTTTTCCGGCCAGCTGTAGATTGGAATTTGGAGGATGTTAGGGAAATTTTAGTTAATTACAACACTTACAGGAAGGCCAAGTTGTTCAGAATGGTTTGTGTGGGGGATGATTATATTAAGGTTAAAGATTCTAGAAACACCATTCCATTTCCAAAAGAGATACAGTATGTAAAGCGTCACACGGGTGTGGAAATGAAAAAGGAAAAATGCACTTTGCAAAATGACTCTCTTGTACCATCTGAATTTTGTTCACATCATGGGGTTGTTACGCCATATGGGGTTGCTGCATGCCCAGATGTCTCTCGCCTAATGTCTACGATGGCTTGGGTGGATGGAGACAAATCGGTTGATGATATTCAAGCGACTGCGATTTCTGTTGCCTTTATGGCGTGGCCTACTCAATTTGATACTGAAAATAAACCGCCCATTGATTTGTGCGAGTTCTTTTTGGCTTATGCTAGGAGTTTAGGTGTAGAAGATGTTAGTTCTAAATTGGGGAAACTTATTCCTGGGTTGGTTGAGGAGTATGATCTAGATGTAGGTGATATAACTCGCTTGTTTAGTTCTGATAGGTTCAAGGAAATTCACATGTGTGCAAGACCGCGTGATATTGTTTTGAAAAAGAGTTTAGTTGAAAAACATGGTTTGACTGGTGACGTTGCTGAAAATGAATCTGGATTTATGTTTGAGGGAAAGTCGTGTTCTATTTGTTCAAATCCTTTTGTTGTTAGGTGTATGAGTTGTCCCATTTCTGTTTTCTTTTGTCAGCATTGTGTGTATCATCATTACAAGATGCATGGTCATGATGTTTTCCGAGCTCCTTCGTCGGAGCGCGATTTGTTTTCTTCGTGTGCATGTCCTTTGGAAAATTGGACTGTTCAATGTGCTGAGTTTGTTTGTACTGTTTGTACTGAAAGTGTGGGTCCTAGTATAGTTGATGATGCTGAGGAAATTATTAATCTTTATTTCTCAACGCCTGAAAGACGTGTGCCTGGGGTTTCTCAGCAATTTGTTGATTTGTTGGTTAAGAGTACTACATATCATGATGGGGTGTATGCTCTGGCTTATGAAACTGCCAGACGAAATTTGGGATTGTTTTTAAATTTCTTACAACACACTATTTTTACACAGTCTGCTAGGGAAGACAAGGTGTCATCTGGTCAGATTACTTCTGTTAGAAAGGTTGGTGACAAAGTTTATGTAACCATTAAGTGGAGTGGGGTTCAGCCTGGTATGACTGCCAATTCTTCTTATACCATTAAAAGGGGTAATAGGACTTTGGGTTCAACTACTTTTACATACACAGCTAATGCAGATGTTAGGTTGGGGTTTGTAGCTAATGTTTTTGAAATTTGCGAGGGTGACACAGTTGTTCCGTCTAAACATTCTGTTAGTATGTCTGCGTTGATACCACTGTTTTCTAAGGTTAGGGGAAGTATTTTGGTTTCTTCTATTTTAAGGGGTTTGTTAGTCAAAACTACTGACATTTGTAACGAAGTGGCTCTTTCACAGCATCTATGTGGTAAGTCTGATAATCTGAAACACATTTGTACTTCTGTGTTCAAACAACCTCTAACTCTTGTTTCTGGGTGTCCTGGGGCTGGTAAGACAACGTTAAATATAGCTTTAATAAAAACTTTGATAGATTGTGGGAAAAAAGTTTTGTTCCTGGCTCCTTCTCATGTTGCTGTGGATGAACCGGCTGACAAATTAGCTAAAGACAGGCGGTATTATGAGGGGGTTTATAGAAATTTGCCTAGAGACCATGCTGAGAGAGTGAATGTCAAAATTGCTAAGAAGTATGATTCTGCCTCGATTTCTGATGTGAATGCTCCTATTGATGTTTTGTTTTCTACTATGCAATGCTATGCCAATGCAAGTTTTAGACCAGATGTTGTCATAATAGACGAGTACTCTCTTGCTAACACCGAGGTCGTCTTCAAGTCACTCATTGATTATCCAAAAGCTAACTTTCTTTTTATGGGAGATGTAAATCAGTTAGGTGCTGTCATAGGGACTGGTGTTTCGGCTCCGTTTTCAAATTTCTTAAATTATTTAATTAAACATGAGAAGATAAATCACTACAACTTGACTGACCATTATAGGATGTGTGATTCAATAGCTGGGTTTATTAGTAGGACTTTTTACTCTTCTACACTTGTTTCTTTTGTTAGGGATGACCCCTCATTTGCACCTCACATTTCAATCATTAATTCTAGTTCGCGTGCTACACGTTATCTGGGGACTTCTAGTTATAATCAGGAAGAAAATGACAAAATTTTGGGGGTTTATGATTATCTTAGGGATAAACACCCTGATGCTACTTTTAAGATCATTTGTAGCTTCAATGGGTCTGTGCATACTCTTAAAAATCATAACTTGGAAGATGTGTACACGGTCGATTCATCACAGGGGACTGAGGCAGATATAGTACTTTTTGCGTTGGGAAACAACTCCAAACATTCTTTAGATAGGAATAGGGTTAATGTTGCTATTTCTAGGGCTAAACAGAAGGTTGTCATTTTTGATATTGATGACGCCTTTGCAGAGATGTATTTTCCCAATAGTATAGTTAGAACTAGTTTGTATAATTTTAAATTAAATAAGGAAAATAGGGTTGTTGGGCACTATCAAATGCAGGGGTCCAATGAGGCTAATCTTGGGGAGTTTGTATCTAATAGAGATTGGGCTAAGAAGATGGCAGACAAATTTGTGGTTTATGGGGCTGATTCTGTGGCAGATGTTCCCTCTAATGATATTTTTGCTGTTGATTTGGAGGGGGCTAGACACTCTCAGTATAACTACAATGGCCTGCCACTCTACACTCAATTGGGATTTTGTGTTTTTAATGGGGTTTCTCCTTTTTCTCAGAATAGTAGATATTTTAAACCTATGTCTGTCACAACTGATGGACATGTAAAAACTTGGGATGTTTCTGCTTTACGTCGTCCGACTCATAAGGGGGTTCCTATGTTTTCTGATAGGCAGTGGGCTTGTATGCGAAAGACTAAGGCCACGCAGGAAGAAGTTACTCGTGATTTTTTGAACACTGTGTTTAAGAGATGTGAGTTGTTTTTTGTGTTTCTTGTTTATGATTATGTGTTTGATTTGGGATTTTTCATGGGAAGTGTTGAGAGTGTATCTAATCCTCGTTGTTCTTTTTGTTCTTGTCAGATGGCTTTAGCTAGGTTTTCTGGTGGGGGGTTGTTTTGTAAAGCATGTGCTCCAACAGATCAGTACATAAAGACTTTAGTTAACCCGATTTTTGTTGAGATGCAGTTAACCAAACAAAATTTGGAAACAGCTCACCAGGGTTGTACTTTGGGACATGACTTGAGTTATCACGACCCTGGTCAGGATGCAATGGCTACTTTTTGTATTTTTATGCATGCGCGAAGGAGGTGTTCGCCTCGGGCTTCTTACCCAGTCAATTGTGCTCCTAATCATTTTATGAGCAGGAGGTACAGGGAGGTTGTGTCAGATGTTGTCGCTGGATATGTTGATGCGACTGGAAATGACGAGATTCTCGATGTTGGTGTTGGAAGAATGCGGCAAGCGTATAATTTCAAAAGCCCTGTTTATCTGACCAATTTAGAACCTGTTCGGTCTGATGTAGCTGTTAATAGGGCTAGTAAATTAAATCAACAAATTTTCTTTGAAAGTTATGAAAATCATGCGAAAGCATATAAATTGGCCATTATGCATCAGGTTTATCACCATGTTCCTCCTGGTAGTTTGAGAGATGAAAATGTTTTAATTATCGGGGTTTCAAGGGAGTCTTGTAATCAATCTTTTAGGTATACGCCATTTGAGGGGGATAATAGGTTTCATACTGTAGGAACTAACAATGTCTATCTTGATGAACATTTTGATACTAAAGACATAATTGCTAGAGAACCGGGGTATGATGTTAGTTTGTTAGATCCTAGGGTACATAAATGTAGTGGGGATTCTATTATTGCAATTTTGCCACACGTGAGGCCGGAAGTTTTACCTCACTGTGTTTTAACAGATGATACTGATATGTGTACTGTTCATGGCAGGCAGACATGCGTGGATGCCTATCAGACTGGTTTGCGGTACGCTGACCTATCTTTTCGTGGGTCTTCTCCTATTACATTTTGGTTGTTGAGGAAGAAGAATAGAAATGAATTTTCGCACAATATTTGGTTTAATTCAGACCCACGGTCGAAGCCGTTCAACATTATGTTTCCAAATTATCAGGCACGTAGAAATGTTAAATACATATCTGGGGTTCCTTCTGACAGGGGTTATCACAAGGTAGCTGACATAATAAATGTTCTTTTCAATGTGGAGGCAGTAGCTGCACCATCAAGTGTTTTAATTGTGGGGGGTCATAATTATCAAGCTTCTAGTGTGCCTATGGCGTCTGCTGTGTTTGACTTCTTTGATGCGCGGTGTGTGTCTGTAGATCCCTCATTTTTGGAGGATGAGAAACAGTGTTGTGGTAAGTTTTCTGTTGGGAAGTGTAAGTTGTTAGCTAGTAGGTTTCAAGATGTAGAACATGAATTGGCTACGCCTGATTTTCTGATTTCAGATGCCTACATCCCTACTGGAGATTATTTTGCTAGTTTAGTTTCTTTTATTTTGTTTAGGAAGGTTGCTTCTTTTGCAATCAAGATTACTGTGTCATCTGTTGATTTTGTTGCCTTGGGAAGATTGTCTGATGTGTATGAAACTTTGTTTTTCTTTAGACCTCAAATTTTGGGGGAAAGTTCTGAGGCATGGTTGTTGGGACACACTGTGGGTAATGGATGTAGATTTGATATAAAACCCGTTTATTATGGGTTTATGCAGTTTGTAAATGAGCATGGAGCTAAACCAAAATATCTTAGTTCTAAAAATTTAAAGTGGCTCCATGCGGCTCTTACTGTGAATTCTCCTTCACTTTTGAAAAAATCTTAGATACTTTGTGTCTATACAACAATTTCGAAAGTTAGGTCTGACAAAACGGTACCATGCATCGGTGTTTTGTCTTCCTGTGTGTGTTCCTGTGCCTTCTTGGTTCAGCGTTTTCCGCTGGACATGAGGTTGATGACTCTGGAGGCTCATGTGGAACACTCACATCAACTATCTCTGAGCGCATGGTGCGCTATGAGTATGTTGCTAAAGTCCACTCTACCGTGTATTTCTCTCGGGTTGGGGAGGTCAAGTCATTTGATCCTGGTGAGCATGGCACTTGGGAATTTCCTTTGGACCATCCTGATCCCATGCAATACATTGTGACTGGTGATTCTTGTTCTGTGACTCTGCGTACACATTATCGTAGAAACTGCTATTTCTACGCCATTTGTCGTGAGAATGCTACTGCTGCTGACAACTTGTTCCTTGCGTTTTTCATCACCATGATTGTGATTCTGATGTGTTCCATTTTCAAGTGTATGTCTACCATGTTCAGCAGAACGACTGTGAAAGTTGATGTTGGGGAGGTAAAGAAGGCTTTTACCAAGCTGGACTTGACACCAAATGCCGTCCCACCTCAAGAGGGATGTGTCGTTACACCTGGTGAGTCCAAGGCTTATGTTCCTTCATCTCAACCCCAAGTGTGTCCGAGTGTGTCGCGTGGGTTGTCTTCTGGTGTCGTTTTTTGTGTTGCCCTGTGTTTGTTGAGTGCTTGTTGTTTGTCTGGTGTAAGGTCTTTTGCCCTTCGGTCTGACGATAATGAAGTTGTCTCTGGTGGTAGGTATGAACACGTGTCTGAAGACACACCTGATGTTCGTTTTCTTGTTGAGGGTGCTACGTATGAAAGCAATGTAAAATTTGCTGATGTGGTTGGTTCCATTATTTCTTTTACTGATGGTTTGTGTTCTGGTGTTCTTGTGGGTGAAAATCTTGTCTTGACTGCTGCGCATTGTTTGGTTCAGCCGGCTCAGGTGCTACGTTTCTGTTTGGGAGATGACTGTTATCAAATCCTTTCTTATGAGGTTGTTGACAAAGAGTTTACTAAAATAGGGGGGAATGATCTTGGTCTTGCTGTGATTGATGCTAAGTTGGACAATTTTGTTAGAGTTTTGCCTACGAATGCTGCTATGTCTTCTTGTTACTTTTTTGGTTATGGTGGTCCAACTGATTCTGGGCTGAGTCGTACGCTTGGTTCTTTTGCTGTTACACCTTTTATGTGTTCGTATGAAGGGGAGGTTCTTGATAATCTTGTTTGTAGTTCGTATGAAACTGATGGCGCTCGTTTGTGTGGAGGTGACTCTGGTGGCCCATTGATTTGTGATAGTCCTTGGGGTCTTGGTGTTTATGCGGTTGCGAGTGCTGGCGGAGGTTGTTCTGGTGGTTCTACCATTTCTATGTATGTAGATGTTCGTCGTGATTATCCATTGTTGCGTGCGCAAGTGTGTGATAGTTTGACTGTGCCTAGGTCTTTACATTTGGCTTCAACGGAGATGGATGTTTTAAACATAACTGAGGCGGATTCCCTTTTTACGAATGCTACTCCTGTTAAGTCTAACTTTTCTTGTGCATCTGTGTCTCCTGAGCTTTTGGGTCCACTTGTTTCTGGTCATGCTTCTGTGTACACTGTAGATTCACGTTATGTTGAAGGTTGTGTTAAACCTTCACCTTTGTCTGCGTATTCGGAAAATGTTGAAATGGCTGATAATTATTTTTTAGTTTCTAGTCTTGGTTCTAATCCTAAGGCGAAGGGTGGTGATGATTTTGTTTTGTTGATTGGGCCAAATACTGAGTTTGTTTGTCCTTGTTATTACTTGTATCAATCTTCGGTTTACCGTTATGATGTGGGTAAGTACGTTTCTTCAGTTAAAGTGGGATCACGTACAAAACAGTTAAACACTACTTCTGGTTATTGGCAGGAGTATATGTTGAGGGGGAAGTCAGTTAAGTATCAAGCTACACTGGGGCATGTTCTGTATGCGAACAAACCGTGGTGGTACACTTTTATGGTTTTGGCTATTTCTCTGCTTATAATTGGGCCCTTCTCTATTGTTTACGCTAAACGTGTTTCTTGTTTGAGTCATCATTTTAGTGGTATACATAGTCAACAAGTACCTGTGCTTGCTTCGGACTTGGTGTCAACTCCTCCTTCTCGAGGTCTTACCCATGGTTTAGTTGCCAAACAGAAAGGCAGCAACATAGTTATTGATCCAGATTCTGGAACTGGTACTGACTTGTCGGCTGAGGAAAAGTTTGGGTTGGATAAAGAGCGTTGTAGGTGTAATCCGGGGTGTAAATGTTCTGTGGGGGGTCATTCTCCTAGTTGTGATTTGGCTACTTTATCTATTCAACAGTGTAAGAAATACAGGTCTTCAGGTTATTGTTCCCATGCATTTTATGGTGTTGCTTATTTCCTGTTTTATTTCTTTCTTTTTGCCTTGATTTCTGGTTGTGTTGTTGTGTCTGCCCAACCTGCTCTTACTTATACAGTTAATGAGGAGCCTAGGTATGACAGAGCTGGTCCTGAATGTGAGGTTAAGGGGAGTGAAACTGTTTTCAATGCTCTTAAAGATTCTTGTAACGCTTGGCCTTATGAGATCAAGGCATGTCCTAATTTATTTCAATTTGTTAAGCCGGGTGCGCCTGGTGCTGAATCGAATTTCTACAAGGTCCCTTTTTATGAAGGTTCTCGGGATTTTAGGGAGCGGAAACATGAGGACAAACAAAATTTTATGATGCGAAATTTGTCGTTGTGTGAGGTTGTTGATTTGGGTGGTAATAACACTTGTGAATCTGCAGGTTATTCTGATGAAGAACTTGCGGAAGTCTTTGCTTCTCCAGACACTGTGGGTTCTGTTTTTCAAAGTATGGAAACTAAATGCGAGGGAGAAAATTGTACTTGTGGGTTTTTCACTAAAGATATAAAGATTTCTCTTGCTCAGCGTTCTTCTACAACTTATTCCTTTTCTTGTGGTTCAACTTCTATGTCTTTTAAGGTTGTTACTGGGGATTTACAATATCATGAAAATTTTAGGTATGATTATTCCACTGCTGAGTATCGTGAGTTCACTGAGTTGCGTGCGCAGCGTTTTTTGGCTCCTGTTACTTGTAGGTGTGATGTTGACCCTCAAACTTGCGACGATCAGGGTGGTAGTAGATCTGCTAATGCTTCATCTGTGGATCAAAAGTTATTCTATTTTGGCCATTATGACATTATGCCTGAGCCCAAGCAGTATACGCGTGTGTGTAAGCAAGATACCTGTTATGCTTTGATGCAGGCTCCTATTGTGAACATGAGTAGGACTGCTGATGTTTTTACTTCGTCTCCGACTTCTCCTTTTCTTCCTATCTGTTTTGTTAAAGACACAAAGGTGAAGTGTTATGTTTTGATTACTTTTCTTCAAGTAGATTTGTCTGATTTGTTAGGAATAAATGAGTTTTCTCTTACATTCTCTCTTTCTGGTGTTCGTTATTCTACTGCTGAGACTGTAGCTGTTACTGTTGAACCTGTTCCTGGTGCGATAGATTCTGTTGTGACTATTCGAAAGGTGGGTATTCCTCCCTCTTCTCCTTTGGGTGCTGTGGGTGATTTGCGTTATTTTGGATATTCTGTGCTCGCTGGAATTGGCGCTTCTAACATCTCTACTCCGGATGACTTGCTTATGGTTAAGGGTTGTGGATATGGTGGATTTACTGGTGGTAGAATGGAGTTCCCCTACAAGAGTGCGGGTACTTTTTATCCACGGTTGTTGACTTTAAACACTCCTCCGACCATTTTCCAAATTCAGTGTCCCTCTGCTAAGGTTGACAGTGTTCCGCGTGAGTGGGCGGCAGTTCGTCCTGAGTGGAGAACAAAGTTTGAACATAAACCAGTGTGGGAGAATCAAATTTTGTATGATTGGATTAAACAGTTTAGAAATTACACTCGTTTTGAAGAGAGTGATGGTTTGACCTATTTTGCTTTTGGTATCAAACCTGTTCCTCAAGTGGTAGATTCTACTAAAATAGTTAGGTCGTTTTCTGTTGTCTATGGTGAAGGTTTTCCTCTTAATGATTATGCCCAGCAGGTTCGTGTGCGTTTGGCTCAGGCTCTAGCGTGTGTAGCTGAGGGTGTCGGTGTGTCTGTTGATCAGGTTGAAATGGATGCTACTAGTTTCTTCACTCGTGTGGGGCGTGCCCATATACAGTATAAGATCTATGTTCCTATGGCCTATGTACCTATAAAGCGTGAGGTTGTGGCGCAGGCTGTTGACAGTTGTGAATCTAAATTTGTGTCTATTGTTATCCAGGGTAAAAGTTATACTGCAGTTCAATATGATAAGGCTGCTTTGATAGGTACTTTTTATGGTTTGGGTAGATTTGGGGCAAATACTAACCTCCCCTATTTAAATACCATCCGAAAGACTGCTTCTCCTTTGGCTGTTATGTCTATGCATTTAGACACTACTTTTCCTTTTATTCAGGACCCTCCAGAGGTAGTGGACTTTGTTGTTGATAAGTGTGACGGGTTTTCTATTGCTGTTGCTTGTAGTTTTTGTGTGGCTTTAAATCAGACTTCTACTCCTGGTTCTTATGTTATTAACTTACTTTGTCCTCGACACAAGTGTTTTTCTTCGTTAGTAGTTACGTCTATTGATTGTGGTGTTGTTAACATTGTTGGTACGGAGGATGAGGTTCGTAACACTAACTTTTCTATTTCTTTTAAAAACGAGTTTCTTATGTCTGCTCAACCTTTGAAGGTGGACATTGAGTTGGCTCAAACGCTTGCCGACCAGAACAAAAATAATGATTTGCTTTTGGGGGGGGAGCCAACTATTCCGCGATTGCGATCTGTTACTCAACCTGTTAATCCAGGGTCTAATTCTTCTGTTGGGATATATGTGGCTATCGCTGTACTGTTTGCATGTTTTTTTGGTGTTATAGGTGGTGCGTGTTGGCTTCAGTCTCAGCGTGAGGATGTGACCCAGGAGAAAGAGGATTTGGACGAGAAAGAGTCCCTGCTTAAGCGTGTTCCATCAAAGTATCTGACGTTTGTGAAATCTAGGAAACCTTTCGTGCCTACTTTGGCTTTCAAAAGTACGTCCAATGTTGGTAGACTGACGCTTTTTCTTTTTCTCGTGTCTACTACTGTGGTCTTTGGCTGTTTTAGCGATTCGCAGCCCCCTCGTCTTTTGTCTTTTGATGTTGACACTTGTGTTGGTAATGCTTTGTTATTGGATTGTAATTTTTCTATTGCTTTGGCAGACAATTTGTCATCTCCTACGACTTTCCATATAGTCCAACAGGATTCTGACTTTGCCCATGCCGTTACTTTGTTTTCTAATGTGTCAGGTGTGTTTAGGTTTCCTTCTCCTCCTTTTTATTTTCAATCTCTTCCTTTTAGGCTTATGTGGACTGGACGTGTTTTGTCTTCTGTTTTACCTCGTAATTCTTCTTTCTCTATGTTGGCTGATGTTGAGCGAATGGTTACACTTCAGCAGAGGACTGATTTGAAAGGATTTTACTGTTTTTTGACCTATGCTCATGATTCCGATTTGGTATGGGAGGCTACTTTTAATGTAAATGGGGCTAGTATTAAACGAACAGTTGCTAGGTGTGAAAAGGTTGAAACTTTTAAGGTGGGGGTTTTTACTAATGTTAAAAAAGAACCGAAGTGTGTAATTACACAGGCTCCCAATCATTTTAGTTTTGCTATTGAACATGAGACTGATCAGTCGGCGGTTGTGAAGCTTATAGTTGTGCCAGATGAAAGAATTCAACGTTTGTCTTGTACACAGTTGGGAGCTGGAGAGGATGGAAATAGGGCTTGGGATGTCAGGGAGTTATTTAAGGCTCCTACTACTACTTCTGCGCCTGCGACTACCACTACGGTTCTTGTGGTACCAGAGACTACTACTTTAAAGAAACTTACTACCTCTACTCGTGTGTCTATTCCTGTGGAGACCTCTCCCAAGCGTAGTGATCCCACTCCAGGGATTCCTGCTACTACGGAAAAGTCTGCTGCTACTATTCAGGATTCTCCTTCTATGGAAATTACTTTGTCTCCTATTGTTACTACTCTTGCCCCGACTACGGAGGCACCGTCTGTGACTGTTAAGAATGTTTTTCTCAATACAACTAGGCCTTTTGCTGGGTCTTCGGATGCATCTACTCTTGGGGTTGGTTCTGTTGGGGGTGTTTCTCAGCTTGTTGATGAAGTTACGACTGCTGCCGGTTCTGTTAAAAGTGGGGATTCTTCTTCTGACACTTCTTCTTCTAAACCCAATAATGGTTCTCCTCTGCAATTGAAACCTGAGCCCGTGCGTCGGTTGCCTCAGCCTAGTGCTCTTCGTTTGGAAGACGGATTACGTAAGCCGTCTTCCGATGTTCCTACTGCGCGTGATGATTTGACGGACTGGAACAGTGGGCATAGGACTGACAAGAAAGAACGCGGGAAAAGGTGGGATCTTCTTCAGTGGGGTATGGTAGCTGTGTGCATTGTTCTTGTTGTTATTTTAGCTGCTGTGTTTGTCTACACTCTGTATGTTGGTTGCTGTAAAATAGATCGAAGTGATCGTACCTACAAGCCGCCTTCCCGTAGTCAAGATCGTAAACCTCTTATAAGGGGATCGGTTTCCTCTAGGCCCAATGTTTCTGTTTACATTGTTGTTTTCTGTTTATTGTCTCCTATGTGTTTAGGTATGATGTCCAGATTGGCTGTGTTTCAAAGTTTGCTCAGGCAAGATTGTGCTTTTAGTTTAGTGGGTACGTCTAGGAATATGTGTGGTATGGGGAAACAGGTGTTGCCTATTGTGGTGCCTGCTGTGTCACCGTATGCAGATGGAAGTCCTGTTAAGGCAACTGCTTCTGCTTGTAGTGGTATGACTTGTACTTGTTCAATCTCTACTTCTGTTACGTCTCGTCAGCTTGGTGTTCCTTTTACGTTTGTGTCTAAATGTGACGAGTTTCCCACGGTGTTTGAGGTTGTGCCTGTTTCTTCTAGGGTTGTGTATTCTTATGTTTTCCCGCCTGAGGTTGATCTCCGTTTGGCCACGGGGGAGAAGCTTGTTGATTCCGAGCCATGTGCTCCTTGTCCTGATGGCCGTGGTGTTTATCGTGGTACCATTACTAAGTGTCAGCGTTTGTGTGGGGTAAAGCATAGTTCAACTAATAGTACACGGTATACTGTTGTGGAGGCTACATTAGTTTATTCTTTTTGCGTGTTAGGAAATGGAAAGGTTAATTGTTTTGAAAGGGCTGTTCAAATTCCACATCCTGATCACATTGGAATTGCTTATCATGGGGGGATGCCGGTTGCATACGATTTAGATCCACAGTTTATTGAAGATTATGATTCTATTGATAAGGTTAGATATTCTTTACCCAATTTTGGCTCTAAGGGTGACATTGCTGTTTCTGGTCATCAAATTGCTGTTGAAGATGTAGCTGTTAAGACTGAGGTTAGGATTCCAATTTCTCTTACTTACGTTATGTATTCCCCTCAAAAGAATAGGATGCTGTCTTTGCGTTTGGCTGGTTGTCATCTGCGTCAGACGGCTTATGGTCAAATTTTGGCTTCATGTAGTCTCCTTGTTTCTCCTTCTACAAAGATTTCTAATCCTCTTACTCTGTATCTGTCCGTTTCGGAAGGTTATTTTGTTCCTGCTCCCTCTATTACTTTAATTCCGGGTTTGCGGGCATACAATCTCCCATTTGATGTTAAGGTGGCGACTACTACTAGGGGGGAGATTATAGCTAGAACTTATCATGGACCTAGAATTTATTTAAAGTATGTCTTTACTCACTTTGAATATGATGGTTTGTTTTTCAATACTTACTCTAAACCCCTTATAACTGACGTTACCAAGGTTTCCCTTCCGCCAGTCTTTTTTGGTATGATTGGAGTTATGATTGCTATGATTGTTCTTCATCTGTCAGTTATTGCTTGTAACTATGTTCGTGCGCGGTATTTGAGGACTTTGCACAATTGTATTGCTCCCAAGAGGGGTGCAACGTCGCAGAATTTGACTGATTTTGGGAGAGAGTCTAACGTTGTGTTGTTTAAGTCTGCTTCTTCTGTTGATGTGTTACAGTGGTTTGTTCTCATTGCTTGCATTGCTGGACTGGGTATAGGTGCATATTTTCTCTATTATTTGTTGCAGTCTGCTTTGAGTGTGGTTGATTCTGTTGTTTCACCTATTAATGATGTTTCCAATGCTTTGTTTGGTTGGCTATCCGCCGGTGCCGCTGGGTGTTTTGATACCCATTTTGGTGTGATGTGTGAAGATGTTTTGTATGCAGGTCGCTATAGAAAGTTGTTGACGACTGAGGCTTGTGTGGCCGAGTGTCGGAGACAGCCCGGGTGTACGCATGTTTCTATGTCTACTGTTGGTTGTGTTTTGTCATCTGGTGAACTTATGACTAAGGTCACTGGTGTTGTCTCTACTAAGCTTGCGCCACTTGTTGCGGGTGTTGTAGATGGTGCGTCTGCTACGAATGGCTGTGTTTCATTTTTCCTTTCCACTGGAGTTGTTATAGTGTGTTTTATTATAAATCTCTTCTTTTATGTTAGGGGGGGTCTTTCTTCTGGTAGAGGTATTGGTAGAGGTAGGTATGCTGGATATGGTTTTATTCCTAGTCCCTTTAGTGTTCCAAATTTTATGTATTCTGGTCCACCTCGGCAGAGGAGACAGGGTCAGAAAAAGGCGACTCCTGTTGTTCCAACTGCTTCTAAGGCCTCTGCCGCTACTCCTGCTGCAGGACAAAAAGATGCAGCTACTGAAAAAGCAAGGACGTCTAAAAATGGAAACAAGGTAGTTACTCTCGGGGTTAACAACAGAAGTAGTGGCGTTAAGGCTTATGCTGCTGCGGCATTGAATAATATGTCTGAATCGCAATTGACCAAGGCTATGTATGCGGTGCAAACAACACCTGGTAGAGCGCCTAACAGACCTGGGGTCTTAATTCAGATGTATGTATCCGATCCTCCAGCTGTCCGTATGGAGGGTCTAGAGAGTAACGTTAGAGTGTTGGATCCTACACGAATTTCAGAAATGGGAGCAGGCATTAATGTTAGGGATAATATGTCTGTGGTAATTAAACAAAATTATGAGGGTCATCCATGGGAGGTATCTAGTAAGGAAACTATGGTTAGTAACCGCGACACTGTTGTTGAGGTTTCTGATCCTAAGGGCACTATTCCGAGAAATAGGAAGATTGCTCTTGCTCAAAATTTGCGGACACTTATTACTACTTTGTCTTCTAAGAGTGCAAATTCTATGGTTGCTGCATATGAGTATTATTCTATTAATCAGTCTGATTTGTTGAAATTTGCTTTTACTGTGCTGCATGAGTCTTCGTTTTTCTCTCCTAGTCATTTTTCACCTATGGATGCACATGACAAGATTAAGTCTAGGTTTGATAAGATTCAGGAGGCTAAACCCATGCATCCTATAGTTTCTATTATTTTAGCTGTTAGCACCGAGAAACCTGAATTCCCTCTTCCCCTTACTGATGCCCAGAAGAATGCCCTTGCAGTGTTTGATCAATTGAGTATGTATGAGGCTAAGTGGGATGAGGATGGTTTCCCTAGGAATGGTTCGAGTGAGGAAGAGATAGCTCCCATGCCTGATGAGGAGTTTATGGCTGACGTTGAGTGTAGCCCTGAGATTGTGTCTTTTTTGCATGACGCTTTCACTGAAAAGAATGTTGAGCTGGAACCTGAGCTGGAGGAGGCTTCTGAGATTTAAGTCGGTTCTGTTTGAGTTGTAATGTACGTGTGTTGTATGTACGGGACAATGATTCGTTGGGCCCGAGAACCCCCCTCCTGTATGAGTCCTATATTTATTGGTTCTCTGTCTGTGTGTAATGTCTATTTATCCTGTACTTAAGTGATAGGAAAGATAAAAAAAAAAATATAAAATGTAAAAAAATATGTGTTTGTGTGTCCGCATAGAAAATGCTAAATTTATTCCCTTTAACCATTCCCCTATTTGGTTGTTTTCAGGTGTGTAAGAACTAGGCACCTCCTTTTTACAAATTTCCCGGGGTTTTTCTTTAGAGTAAAATTTTCCCCCTTTTTTTTTTTTTACCCTTCCCGTCGTCATTGTCATTTCATTGTCATGTTGTTGAGAAAAAAAAAATGTATAAAAAATAAAAAATAAATAAAAACCAAAAATATTATTATGTCTATTGCTATGCCATGTTTATTAATTCGTTAAATCGTGGTTGTTGTCGGTCAAGCTAGCATTAGTCCTTTACAGGCTATGACGATAGCTCCGGCAGGATCGGTCCTTACGCCTACATGCGGAAACAATTGTAGTGCTGTGCTGAACCTACAAGGCAGCCGCTTTAATTAAATTTAATTGTTATTATATGATGAATGTCTTTTTTTACAGATGAAAATCTGTTTGTTTATGTGCAGAAATGCATTGTTTCTTGATAAAAATCAAAAGGTCTGCGAGAGAATTCTTGTTTTGTAAACTGAATTGAATAATTCTGTGATTAAGTGTGCGAATGTGTGCTTGTGTAAGAGAAGTCTAATCACTTTGGTAACCTGCTTAAGATTACTACGCTTAAGTGCTATAACGGTCTTAGGTGGGCAGTGCCAAAAATGTACTTAAAAATGTATCTCAATTGCATTGTTAATCATGTTAAATGTGTTATCATCTATGTATAATCCATATTTACGTTATTAATGACGACGGGGGGGGTAAAAAAAAAAAAAAAAAAAAAA